TAACCAGGATTTGGCCCCAAAATGGATGAAATATGGATTGCGGGCAATTACAACCGAGGGCGCGAAACAAGTCAGAGCGCAAATAAGATCCGATGGATTGGTTAAATCCGGAACGTATGCTAAAAGTGTCCGGGGGTCAACTACCAATACAAAATCGGTTGTGGGTTCCCGTTCTTATATTGCTAACATCCTGGAAAATGGTGCAAAACCGCATACTATAAGGCCGAAAGCCGATAATCCGAATCATCAATTGCGGTTAATGGGCGGCCGATGGGTTTCACAAGTTCATCATCCAGGTTTAAAAGCATATAGGCCATTCGATACCGTTTGGGAACGGATGCAATCCGATAATTTGCCGCAAACATTGTTTGCCCAGGGATTTTGGAAAGCGTATAACGAGGTGAGTAGATAATGCCCGTTGATTTAAATAACATGGCGGCCCAAATACAAACAGTTTTGGCGGGCGTTTCCGGCATTGTTGCAGCATTTGACTATGAGCCGCAAAACATGCCACAATTACCCGCCGCAACCTTGTTTTTTGATGGGTTTACCGAAAACGAGGAAACTATTGGCCGTTTACAATATGATTGGAATTGGAAGATCCGCATTTACGTTTCATTGAACGCAGCCGGATCCGATATACACGTGCCGCAAGTAACTATCCGGCAATTGACAACCGATTCGTTAAAAGCATTGCGGGCCAATTTACAATTAAACGGAACATGTATGTACAATTCCGTTTCATCCGGCGATGTTATAACGATTTTGGATCAAAACAACCCAATGATAGTTAGCGAGTTAACTATGAAAGCAACAACCCAGGAATCTAGATAGGGGGGTTTTTAAATGATTTTTATTGGAGAATGCGAAAAAGAAATTGTTGGTTTCGGCGTTTATAAGCCAGGTGACGAAACCGATTATGACGAAATCTTATTCGCAACCGGATTATTCAAGATGAAAGAAACCAAAGGGGGAATTAAATAATGGCTATTGGAGCATTATCACATGTCGGAATGGCAAAAGAAACCACATTTGGAACGCCAGTTGCCGCAACGGATTATGTCCGTTTTGCATCCGAAACTATTAACCAATCTATTGAACAAGTGAAATCCGACGTTAACAACGGGGTTGTTGATGAAGCCCCATACTACCAGGGAATGACAACCATTGCGGGGGATGTTTCTTTTGATGTTTACCCGAATATAGTTGGAAACTTTTTGCGATCAGCAGTGGGCGCGCCAGTTAGCACAATCCAGGGTGCGGGGCCTGCTTATCAGCACGTTTTCACACCATCGCAAGCAAACTTTGCAACAAATGCAGCATTACCAAGTTACACGCTAGAGGTAAACCGCGATTTGGGATCCGCGAACGCTTTTCAATACACAGGAGCGATTGCAAACGAATTAGATTTCAATTTTGGTGTGGATAAAAAGATTTTAACTTGTAAAGCTGCAATGTTGGCCAAATCATACACAAATATCACAAAAACAACGCCGACATTTGATGTTCAAGACGCATTCACCTGGAATATGGCAACCGTAACGTTAAATAGTGTTGTAAATACAAACGTTTCATCCGTTGAAATCGGCGTTAAAAACTCATTAGATGCCCGTCCGACATTAGACGGAACAAGGAATATTAACCGTATTTTACGCAACGGAAAAAGGACATTCCCGGTTAAATTAACCATTGAACTGCAAGATTTAACCGAATTTAACCTATTTGTTGCTCAAAATGAGGTTCCTTTACAAGTTAAATTAGTTGGGGCAGTAATCGCGACAACTTACAATTACACGTTCCAATTGGATGCAACGAAATTCCATTTTAACGCATTCCCGATAAATGTAAGCGGCGCGGGCGTTGTTACGGCCGTTTTAGATGGATGGTGCGAATACGATCCGGCGGCAGCATGCGCGGCAAAATTCACTTTAATTAACAATAAAACAGCTTATTAAAATACGAACGTTCGAAACAACCGGCATAAAATAATATTCGGATTTGAAAGGGGAAAAATAATATGTTATTTGCTAAAAACAAACCAACCGAACAAATTAAATTAGGCGGCGAGGATTACGTAGAATTACAACATCTTTCTAAAGGTATTTTAGACGAAATCAAAGGCCGTACTATTTCAGCGTTTGCCGATGCGGGGCCAAATGCGATCCGCGCCATTCAAAACGCAAAAACCGACGACGATATTCCCGCCGAGTTAATCGGATCATCAGGCAAAATGTTAGAAATTCAACATTATAAGGTTTCGAAAGCAATTATTAAATGGAGTTCGCCGGAACCAATAACCGAACAAACGGTTAAAGAATTAGATGAATCTGTTTTTATGAAAATCCTTGCTAAAGTTGATTCTATGAATCAATTAACAGAGGTTGAAAGAAAAAACTAATATCCGCCGTTTCTCAAATGATGGGAAACGGCAGATATTCCAACGAATTCGTAAAGGTTTTTAATATGTGTAAAGAATTTCATTGTTTGCCATTTGATGGCGGTTATTTTGACCAACCAGGCCGATGGATTGAAGCGTTTGAACTAATTCAATCCATCATAAATCAATACAACGCAAACCAACCAAAATAGAATAGGGGGTGAGTGAATGGCGGGAAGAAATACGGTTGAAATTATCCTATCCGCAAGGGATCAGGCATCCGATGCAGTCCGCGAAGCATTTGGAACCATGAACGAAAGTAGTAACAAGTTTGTTGGCGGCCTATTGAGCGCAAAAACATTAATTGCCGGCGCGATTGCAACCATTGGGGGCTATATCGCAAAAACGGGTATTGATTACAATCAAATGGTAGAAAATTCAACCGTTGCATGGACAACGTTGCTAGGTTCCCAGGAAAAAGCGAAAAAACAAATACAAGATATTGCGACATTTGCCAAAAACACGCAATTTGACACCGAGGGCGTTGATGCGATGGCCAAATACTTAAACAACGCGGGTTATGCGGGTCAAGATTTATTTGACCAATTGACCAGGGTTGCGGATGTGTCAGGGGCGTTTAATATTACGGCCGATAATGCGAAAGAAATGGTTCGCCAAATGTCACAGGTTGACCAGGCACAAGTAGCATATACGGCGGATTTAGATATACTTCAAAACCAAGGTATTCCAATATTCAAGGCAATTGCGGCGGAATTGCATACAAACGTTGGGGCCGTTCGTAAAATGGCATCAGAGGGCAAAATTTCGGCCGATATTTACAATAAAGCATTCGATAGTGTCGCCGATTCCGTTAAGGGATCAAGTGCAAAACAGGCGGCAACCTTTACGGGTATGATGTCTACCTTGAAAGATGATTGGTCTATTTTAGCGGGCCAATTATCCAAACCATTGTTCGAAACGATGGAAAAAGGGTTAAGGGCATTTATGCCGATAATGGACGCATTGCCAGCATTAGCGAAAGGCGATATGGATTCTGTTTATGCTTCTTTGAATGGAGCATTCGGGCCAGGTGTAACAAAAACCATTAAGGATTTTTTCCAGGGTGCAAAAGAAGGATTTACAAACGGTTTCGGGCCGATGCAAACGGGTATTGGAACATTCGGCGCGGCCGTTGGAAATACATTTTATACGATCCAAACCACGATTAAAAAAGTTATCGGCGATATTAAACCCGCATTAGAGGCCGTCTTTGATATTATGCAAGGCAAAAACATCCAGGCCGTAGAAATATTAACCAAATTAGGGTTAAGTGGCCCCGCTATAAAAATGATACTTGATACCTTAATCACGTTAAAAACAAACATTGTCGGTTATTTTAACGATGTTGTTAACTTCTATACGGGATTATTCAAAGGTAAAGGGAATATTGCCGATTCATTCATATCTATGTTCAATACCGTGAAAGCCATCGCGATGCCGATTTTACAGGATATTGTTAAATTCATTGGCGATCAATTTTCTCAAATTGTAAAATTTTGGAATCAATACGGCGGGCAGATTACCCAGGCCGTCCAAAACTTTTTTGCCGTTTTAGCAGCCATTTTTAAAGTCTTAGCCCCTGTTTTACTTTTTATTATTCAATCCGTATGGGATAACATCAAGGGCGTTATCGAAGGGGCCATAAAAATTATCCAGGGCGTTATCCTAGTTTTTACTGCCATATTTACAGGCAATTGGGGCCTATTATGGACGGGTATCAAGGATATTTTAAGCGGCGCGGTTGAGGCGATTTGGAACATTATCAATTTGATGTTTATCGGCAAAGTGCTAAAAGGAGTCGGCGGGTTTTTCGGTTTAATCAAGGAACTATTTTCGGGCGGTTGGTCAGAAATAACAAGCGGTTTGCGGTTATTCGTTGATGACGTGGGAACATGGTTTGCGAAAATAGTTGACCAAGGAAAAGCAAAATTTGGAGAATTAATCGATGCAGCCAAAAACATTCCACAAGGAATCGCAAACGGCATTTCCGATGGTATCCATTGGGTAACAGACGGAATTATGGGCCTAGCAAATGAATTATTAAAACAATTCAAGAAAACATTGGGCATTAATTCTCCTTCAAAAGTTTTCTATGAAATGGGCGGCCATATTCTAGACGGTTTAATTAACGGTTTATCGAGTGGTAATTTACTAGATTTAGGGAAGTCGGTTTTTAAAGATTTCGGCGGCGGAATTATGAATACAGTTGATAAAATTAAGGGGTTTGTATCGGGCGCATTTGGCGGCGGCAGCGTATCGGGGAATGTAACAACATGGCTACAATCCGCAATGGCGGCAACGGGCGTTCCTTCTTCATGGTTGGGGCCATTATCAACGATGGTTCAACATGAATCGGGCGGCGATCCAAGCGCAATAAACAATTGGGATTCTAATGCGAAAGCGGGCCATCCGTCACAAGGATTAATGCAGCTTATACCGTCCACAATGGCGGCCTATGCCATGCCAGGAATGACCAACATACTAAACCCTATTCAAAATGCTATTGCGGGGATCCGCTATATTCAAGCGCGTTACGGGAATATCTTTAACGTTCCAGGGATCAAAAATATGATGAATGGCGGCGGTTATGTTGGTTATGCAGCCGGAACGGATTTTGCCCCAGGTGGGCTAGCTATGGTTGGAGAAAACGGCCCCGAATTAATGTATGTTCCTAGAGGTTCGCAGATTAAAACCAATAGTGAAACAAATAAGTTATTAGGCGGAAGTCACAAAACATACAACGTAACCGTTAATACATTAACCGCCGATATGAACGAAAGTGATTTAGTTCGCGCGCTGCAAAGAATGGAGAGATTGAACCATGTCTAAAGAATATATATCTTTCATTGATTCAAGCGGCGTGGAACATGATTTATCCGGTTCCGCGAATATTGATGTTGCATTAGGAGCAACCGGGCGTTTTATGCCCCAATTCGATATTACCGACCAACAAGTTCCACTATTGCCGGGTTCCGTTTTGCGCAACATTGCAGTTAAATCGCGTGAGATTGATTTGCCTATTGAAATAACCGCGTTGTCGACATCCGATTTAAGAAATGTTTTGCGGAATACATTGAATTGGTTCAATCCATTAAAAGGCGATGGACAACTAAAAGTTGTCGCCGAAGATGGAACGACCAGGTTGTTAAATTGTCGTTATCAATCGGGCTTAGAGGTGCAAGAAACCGGGATGACCTGGATTAAATCAACGTTAGTTTTAAAGGCATTCGATCCGTTTTGGTATGATGCGAATCCGGTTATAACTACATACACAACCGGAACGCCGCCAACGTTTTTCCCGATGTTGCCGTTAAAATTAACATCATCAACCGTCTTTTCGGGGGCAACCGTAACAAATAACGGCGATGTTGAAACATGGCCAATATGGACAATCATGGGGCCAGGTGACACTATTTATTTAAACAACCTAACAACCGGTGATTCACTAAATATTAACTATTCGTTGGGCGTTGGTGAATATATAACAGTGGACACAAGGCCAGGATTTAAAAGCATTACGAAAAACGATGGAACCAATTTATTTTCCTATATGGCTAACGGTTCAAGTTTATGGAATTTCATTCAGGGGGCAAACAACATTCAAATCCAAATGCAGAATGCAACGACCCAATCAGCCGTCCAATTAGTCTATACAAATCGATATTGGGGGGCTTGATTAATGTTGAAATATCAAATTTATGTTCGCGATGTTAATTTGAATAGAGTTGCGCAAATCGACGATTATCAAAAGTTGGAAATGAAACCACAATTCAACGCGGTTGGGGCGTTTACCCTTGCTATGTCCATGAATAGTAATGCGGCCTTTTATATAACACAGCCAGGCGCGGGAATTATTGTTGTTCGGAATGGCACAACGATTTTTTCCGGCCCCGTTCATCAAAAGGAACGTAAATGGACGGCACAAAGTGATGATTTAACCATATCCGGTTATGATGATAATTATATTTTACAAACTAAATTGGCTTATCCGGTTCCAGGTGGGCCGCCGTATACATCAACGGATTACGATGTCCGGACAGGCCCGGCGGAAACGATCATGAAACAATATATTAACGCCAATATTGGTTCCGGCGCATCATCCAACCGAAAAATCAGTATAACCACGGATACAGATTTAGGGCGTGGAACATCTATAACAGGCCGGGCGCGTTTTGATACATTACTAGCGTTATGCGGTTCATTGGCGTTACAAGGCGGCGGATTAGGGTTTAAGGTTATCCAGGTTGGAAACGGGTTACAATTCCAGGTTTACCAACCAACCGATAAATCGCAAAGCGTTGTTTTTTCGCCGTTGTTGGGTAATTTACTAGATTTCGATTATACCGAGCAAAGCCCGGACGCGAACTATATTATCGCCGCCGGAACCGGAGAAGGGACCGCGCGGATTATTACGGAATCCGGCGATAGTGATTCCGTTTCGATGTATGGCCGGGTTGAGGAATTTTTAAATCAAAACAATACATCATCCACAACCGAATTAAGCCAGGCCATAACGGAAGAATTGGCAAATAAGTCGTTTTCAACAAGTTTAACCATAACGCCGATTGACACAAATACAATGGCATTCATGCAAAACTATAATTTAGGTGACATTGTTTCGGTTGTTTTAACGCAACCAGGGCAAACAGGGGATCAAATAAACCAAAATGTTATGGATGTTATTTCGGATGTAGTCAGACAAATAACGATTACCGTTGATGAAAAAGGCGAAGTGATAACGCCGTTAATTGGAACGGCGGACGCTGCTAATAAATCAACGTTAAGAATTTTTAGTTCAATGAAAACAATGAATAGAAGATTAAGTAAGTTAGAAAGGGTGTAGTCGATGGCACAAACATATTTTCCGTTCGATAACGGATCCGGTTCAAACGTAACCGAATCAAGTTGGGGCCAAATGGCACAATTTTGGCTAAATACCGGAATTCTCAAAGCACAATTGAATGAATTGAATCCATTTGCGGATTCAACCGGAATGCAAGTGAAAGTTAATACCGGGATGGCCTGGATTCAAGGTTTTTTCTATAAAAATGATGCCCAGGTTATATTGCCGATTACAACGGCCCCAACATCAAACTCTAGGATTGACCGGATTGTTTTGCGCGTGGATTGGGCAGCAAATACGATCCAATTGGCCATATTAACGGGAACCGTTGCAGCAAGCCCAACGCCGCCGGCATTAACGCAAAATAGTTCCAAATGGGAAATTAGTTTGGCGCAAGTCGCGGTTGGAACCAACGTTGCAACCATTGCAGCCGGAAACATTACAGACGAAAGAATTTTTGCGAATTCCAATCCTTGCTTTTATTGTTTGGTGGATTCTGTGTCTTATCCAACGGCAAGCGCATTGCAACAATTAGGCGTTAATACAAGCGGAATAATAAAGGATTTAACGCTAAATGGTAACAATGTAAATGTAAATACAGCCGGAACATATTTAGTGGAAATTGACGCGTCCATTAGCGGATTAAATCAAAATATTTTATATGAATTGCTTATTAGGGCCTACAAAGATGGGGTATTGAATCAAGATTACAACCATTTTTCAAGGGGTATTAACGCAAGTGCGGGCGTAAACCTAGACCAAATATGGGCGCATAATAAAATTATGGTTTATATGCAAAAAGGCGGATATTTCCAATTTTTTATAAGAGTTGGAGAAGGCCCGCGAACCATTCAAGAATATTTTATCAATATTACCAGGATAGGCGATTAAAAAGGGGGGTGTTATTGTGGCACAAATAGTATGGGCCTTGTACAAGATGGTTCCCAATGCAAATAATGATAATACCGAGGTTATTTTATACCCGGATGGCAGTTGGGAAATATCAAAATGGAATTTACAAGATCCGAAACCGTTAAACGCGGATGTTGAAAAATATTGGAACGATCATGGTTTGGATTATTCCAGGGAACAAAAGATTAAACAATTGGAACAACAATGCGATGCTGCTATTTTGGGCGGTTTCGATTCGTATGCGTTGGGGGTTAAACATACCTATCAATCTATGTTAATCGATGAGGTATGGTTCAATTCTACATTGCATCGATTCAATATCGATCCTAATTTTACAACAGTTCAATATAAAACGGTTGATGCCGGATATTTACCGCATAATAAAATTCAGTTTCAGCAAGTTTTTATTGATGGACATACATGGGGCGATAATCAAATTGCTAAGTTAAATGGCAAAAAAAACGATGTTGCAAATGCCCAGGACGAACCGACATTGGATGCGATAACATGGTAAAAAAATATATTTGGAATGTATTGATAGCCATCGACCAATTGGCGAATACATTATTGTTTTTCGGAGATCCGCAAGAAACAATTTCGTCCAGGTTGGGAAAACATTTGGCCAATCATGATAAATGCCCCGTATGCAATTTATTATGTAAATTTTTAAATCTTTTTCAAAAAGATCATTGCATTAAAGCCATTGAACCAGACCAGGGCAGCGATGCAATTTTTAAGGGGTGAATTAATTGAAACAATTCACGATAAATGTTGATATAAAAGATAAAATTGTGGGCAACAATGACGAAAAACCCTTATATAACCAAGGTGATATAAATACCGCGATTTTAAATATAAATATAACCCAAGATGAAACCGTCTATAATTTAACCAATTCGACGGTTTCTTTATTTTTTCAAAAAGATGACGGAACCATCGTTTATCAGGATACAACAAGCGGTTTGACTATAACAGATATGGTTAATGGGAAAATTAGTGTTTCCTTAAATACACAAACTTTAACTTATCCAGGCAAGGTAAAAGGCGCGGTTAAAATTCAAAACGGAACGACCACAATTGAAACACAACCGTTTTACTTTTATGTACAAAAATCATTAACAAGTGAACAAGCATTGCAAAGTGATAATTCATTATCGCCATTGTTGGGTACAGCTACATTGACAACAACGGCCAAAGATATTAAAGGTGGAATTAATGAAGTTAATGCACAATTGGCGCAAAATACGTCGCGAATAGGTAACGCATGGGTAGATGCGAAAGTGGATTATATAGCTCAAGGTGATGGAGTAACGGATGATACAACTGCCATTCAAAATGCTATTAATAAAGCTATTCTAAATGGTGGTGGAACGGTTTATTTACCTAAAGGCACTTATCTTACCAATGAAATTTCGGTACCGCCTAATGTTATATTGAATGGTGCCGGTGAAAATGTAACAATTTTAAAATTAAATAACGGTAGAAATAAAGATTTCATTACATTTAATCAAGCATCCTATTCTGGTGTTACTAATATGACGATTGATGCTAATAAAGCAAATAATAGTAATGGTAATGCCGTTACAATTACAAATACTAATCAACCGGGATTAGATTATCCGAGACAATTAAAGATCACTCACGTTGTTATAAAAAACGCTTCATTAAGTGGTATTTATATTAACGGTCAACCTTACCCTGTATGGATATCCCAATTGCGTTTTATCAAAATTGAAAGTTGTAATCAATATGGAATTTATAACTTTCATGGTACAGATAACGCTTTTTATGGAATAGATATAACCCTTTGTTTACAAGGAGCTGTTTTTCATCAATCAGGAGGAAGCAATATCTTTACAGGTGGAAAATGGTATAACAATGGTAATAATTTAGCTCAATCTTCTTATGCCACTCTTTATGAAAAATTCAGTTCACACAATTTTTATTCTAATATTGATATTCAAGATAACTATAATGATGGGGTTACATTGGAGGGTGCATACTATAGCGTTTTTAACAATGTCATTATAGATGCATGTGGTATTACAGGAAGTGCTAACTATCAGCAAACAGGATTGACAATGAAAAATGGTTCATATGGGGTTAAGTTCTCAGGAATTATCGGCAACTATTTAATGGGTTCTCGTCCTAACCAATGGCAAGGGGTCAGCGTTGACTATTCATCTTATGATATTTATTTGGATGTTTACATTGAGGATAAATATATCACAACTCCAATGAATATTAGTCCAAATTCAGCTAATGTCTACGTACATGGTAACTACGGTCATAAAAAACAAAACGGCATTACAGCTAATAGACCAGCCCCAGCTTATATAGGTCAACCATTTTTCGATACAACGTTAGGTAAACCAGTCTATGCTAAAACAGTACCTATTAAAGAAGCAGATACATTAAATGTAACTCATAGTGCAACAACTTCAGGCAATATAACAATTAATTTGAATGGTGCGAACACTGTTATAGCTGTTTCTGCTGGAGATTCTACAATCACAGTAGCTTCTAAAATAAGTGCAGGTTCTTATCCAAACTGGTACACACAATTAAGCGGTTCAACTGTAACATTTAATAAAATATCAACAGGAACAAATACTACACCAACTTTTACAGATACAGGTACGACAGGGGTAACTGCTACTTTTACTATAACAACTGCTGGGCAATCTGCTTCGTGGGTTGATGCTACAGGAGCAAGTGTATAAGACATACTTGGACAAAAGAGCGTCTTAATGTTTTTTGAAAAAATCCTGGTTCATTCCAGGGTTTTTTATTTTGAATATAGGTAGGTGTTAAGTTGAATGACAACTTTTTAGAGAAATTAGCGGATAGTTTCGATGACTTTAAAGAGCGATTAATAAGAATCGAGGAAAACGTAAAGGGGGTTCCCGAAATCAAGGCCGATGTCGAAGGATTAAAGATCCAGGGCGCACAAACAAGAGAATCAACGAAACAATCGCATAAGCGCATCGATGATTTGGAGAAAAAGAACGATGAACGGGAAAAAGAAGTAAAATGGTTAAAGCGTCAAATTGTTATAGGGTTCATAACTTTTGTTTTTGCGGTTTTGGCCGTTTTTGCAACAAAATAATATTAAGGGGGAATTTACATGGTAAACGCTATTGATTGCACAGGATTAAACCCAACACAAATAAGCAATCTTGCTAAACAAGGAATTAAATATGTCGGGCGTTATTTAAGCCGTTCAACCTGGAAAGGGTTATCTTTAGGCGAATTGGCCAATATCAAGGCGGCCGGAATGCAGATATTTAGCATCTATGAAACAAACCCAACATCAGCAAGTTATTTTTCAGCAGCTAAAGGGGCAGCAGATGCAGCAGATGCCGTTAATCTTGCAAAATCGGTTGGGCAGCCGGAAGGAACCGCAATTTATTTTACGGTGGATTATGATGCCCAGGCCGGAGATTTGGCCAACATCTTATCCTATTTCAAGGCGATCCGTGCAAATCTAGGAAACTACAAAATTGGCGCGTATGGATCATTTACCGTTCTTAATTATTTGCAGCAAAACAACGCGGCGGATTATTGGTTTCAAACGGTTGCATGGAGCCACGGGCAGCATTGTAGCTTTTTAAACATCTTTCAATACCAAATTGATAAAACAAATTGGAATGGAACCGGGGCTAATGTTGATTTGGATAACCTGGAAAAAAATGATATTGGAGCGTGGGGTCAAGTGGAAAATGTAACTATTGTTGATGTTCCTAACAGCGAATACGTAGGTAAAACACTTACAAGCAAAGTCGATGGATTATGGTATTACAATACGCCAAAATGGGATACTTGCGATGGAACAAGTAATAAAGGCGATTCATGGGTTATTACAAAAGAAATTATGTGTAATGGCGGACGGATGGTTCAATGTCATGATGGCAAATATAGAACCGCAAGCCCGCAATATGTTGATGTAAATCCAAAACCATCGGATTGGCCATATTCTGTTAACATTGAAGGAATTACATTGAAACAGGCACAAGAAATCGTTATTTACATTGGCGAAAATTATAAAAATGCAAATGCCGTTGGCGTTGCAAAATAGGGAGGAAAAGGCATGAAACAATGGTATCTTTCCAAAACGGTATGGGTTAACTTAATCGCGTTGATTGGCGTTGCGTTGGAAACCACAACCGGAAAAGAAATCATCGATCCGGCGGCCCAGGGCGTTATCTTAACAGTTATCAACCTGGTATTACGTTTCGTTACCAAACAAGGCATAACATTCAAAACAATTGAGGGCATTATTAAACCGGATGCAGCAGCCCCTATTGAGCCGATAGAAGCCCCGGTTGGGATTATACCAACCGAGATAGAAACGCCGCAAGCAGCCCCGGCAGCAGCCCCAACGCAACCGGATCCGGCCCAGGTCCAACAAACAACGGATCCATCCGGAACGACAGCTGCAAAATAAAATGTCTAAAGGTGTCGAAAATATTCGGCATCTTTTTTTATATTATCTATGTACATTTAGTTACATTAGAGTTATATTATATATGCAAGGCCAATTAAATAAAACATTGTAAAACAACCTATCAAAAGGATCCGGCGAATGGACGAGAAATAAACCGGGCAATGTTTAAAAGGGGCGAATAAAATGATAATGAGGGATAGAACCAAAAGCGAATTTGATTGGTCATCATGTAAGAATACAGACAAAGGCAGCCTTTTAGAAATTCACGTTTGTGATCCTGGTAACGGTTGGGAACATTTTAATAAAAAAGCTTCAGAAAAAGCAACGTATAAACAATTATATGATGCTGCCAGGATGATAGCGGATAAGCTAACGAAACAGAAAAAAGAATATATAATTTCGGGTTGGTTATCCGGTGATTTAAAATTTCAACATAGGAGTAAATTATTTTCTAATTAAAAACCGGGGTCGGATCCATTCCGGCCCATCGGTTAAAAAGGGAGAATGAGAACATGAAACAACCAAACCCGCCAACATTGGCGAAACCTAGAATTGTAATTGAGTCGTTGGAAGTAAAAAAGCAATTGATTGAAATATCGGAGTTAACCGGGGAAACGTTGAAAGATGTAGTTGTTAGATTGGTAAACGGCGAATATGAAAAGAGGTGTAAATAATGGGTATTTTGGAATTTGGGGTTGCATTTTTCATTTTAATCGGTTTAGGAATGGCAATATTTAAAATCGCGGGTTTGGTGGAATAATAAAATAAAGCCCCGGAAATGGCGAACATTCCAGGGCCGGGGCAAAACATGGGCGCGCGTTAAACAGGCGTATTTAACAAGCTAATTGTATTATATGCAACCGCGCCAATTTAAACAATAGGGGTGTATCCATGATTGTATTGGCGGAAAGATTTAATCCTACTCTTTATTTAGGCAGCAACATAAGAATATTTTTGAAAACGGGCGGCCGTTTTAATGCCGTTGTCTTGTCTTGTTTTTCTAATTTTGTTAATTGCATCGATGGCGATGGATTGGAATTGACAATCAACATCCAGGATATTGATTTTGTTGTTGATTTGGGAAAGTATTTGGAAAAGGGGGAATTTGAATGAGTGCATATGTAAAAATACCAATGGCGGCGGCCGTTTTGAGCGCGTCTTTTTGGGCAACATGGTTATTACTTGAATACATGAGAAGGAGGTAAGGAGATGCATATTATCCACACGTTTATTGAATCTTATCAAAACGGATTTTATGAAATGCAAACGCCATTAGAAACGGCGGCGGCTTATTTAGGAAATATAGCTTATCACATAATAAATTTAAAATAATTTCGGATGCCTGGTATTGTGCCAGGCATTTTTTTTATGTAGCTACATAGTATGTTATCAGAATCATCTATTTACAAAACGTTTTAGAAAACAGAATCAACCATTTATATCAAATGCATTTGTCCAGGCCGAAACCATACCAACCGCGCCGTTTTAAAAATTTGTTAAGGGGTGGGGGAATGAGTGGAACGGAGTGGAAAGAATACGGGGGAGGGGAATATTATGAAAATATCGATCAATGGGAATTATTTATGTGATGCCAAAACAGACGCATTTTTTAAACAAATTGACCAAAATACTTATAATTCATTGGGCCAGGCGATCCAGGACAAATTGGCAAACGCCATTCATCAAACGGATTGGTATAATTATCAGCCGCAAAATTTTGATTTGGTTAAAAATTTTAATGATGTTCAAGCGCATTGCAACAATGATTTGCCTTGTTATATGGATTCATTAAATTGGGCCATCATGAACAAAAGCGAATTAACCGCCGATATTTATAAATTTATTGTCCATCGCGTTCATGTAGTGAAACAAGGATTTGCGGAAAATTTTTGGCCATCGGATCATATGCAGCATGTTTTGAATTTTATTGATTGGCATTTTATTTTAGATTGCGTTTCGTGGTTTATCTAAAAAAAGGGGGAATCATCATGTTTTCGACAGGCTTAATTATTTCCGCCGGGGGCGTTGTTGTTGCTGCTATTGTTGAGAAAATTGCGGATCAAACCGGGATCCATTGGTTAGGAACCGCAACCCGGTTAATTATTCCTTTAGTTGGTTTAGGGTTTGCTGCTTATTTTTTAACTCATAACCCAATGTTGAGGTGGTTAAGATGAATTTTCTTCAAACGTTAATGCATCGAAAAAAGTTAGTTAAAGTTTTTGACAATGCCGGGATATACAAAGAAATTGGCGAGGATAAGCGCCGCATATATCCAAAAATCCATCGGATCCAGGACAGAAAAAAAGCCATTCAATATGTTTTTTCGGTTCCGGTTGGTGTGGATCCGGGTTTGATGAAAAAGAAATTTTATGTTTTTGAACAAATTTTTGGGGAATCCATCGATTTGGATGGCGGATCCAAAACATTTGTTTTGTCCGTTAAAAAACCGCGGGATCCAAACGAAAATGATGATTTGGTATATTCCATTAACGAAATAAAAAAATCGTTACACGGGGCCAAATTGGGCGTTATATGCGGGGCAGATCCAAACGGAAATTTAATTTCGATTGATTTAACCGAACAACCGCATATTTTAATTGCGGGGGAAACCGGATCCGGAAAAAGTACGCAAATTCGATCCATCGTTACAACCTGGATTTTAACCAAACGGCCGAACGAATTGGAATTGTATATGGGCGATTGCAAAAAATCCGAATTCCATATTTTCAAGCGGGTTGAACATGTTAAATGCGTTCATACCAAACCAAAAGATATTGAACGGATGTTAAACAAAATCAAAGTTGAAATGGATAACCGATCCGATTTAACTGAAATGTACGAGGTTGGACATATTGACGACTTACCGCCGGAACATAAAAAGCCATATATCGTTGTTTGCATCGATGAATTTGTTTTGCTGCGAAACAACGATGACATTATGGCCGTTTTGATTGATATAGTTTGCGTTGGGCGAACATTGGGCGTTTTCGTTTTGCTATCGATGCAGCGGCCAAATGCGAAAACCTTAGATACAACTATCCGTTCACAATGTACCGTTTCAATGGGGTTCCAATTGCGGGATAAAATAGAATCGAACATGGTTAACACACCAGGCGCGGAAAAGATTGAGGATTCCGGATATTTCATCATGAATGCAAAAAAGATCCAAAGTTTACAGGCCCCATATTTGAAAATGGATAAGGCGAAGGAATTATTAAACCCTTTTTACGTGATGAAAAACCCGGTCAAAAATGTTTCGGATCCGCCGCCGCCGGAACCGAAGCAAATAACCGAAGGGGATGTTTTCAACGATGTTAAAACCCAGGGATAAAAAAATTATTGATGCCTTGAATAAATTTCGTGTGATGGATAGGGATTCCATAGGGGAGTTATTTTTTAGCAGCTTAAAAAACCCTAATTTGGCCGCCAACAATGTTTTGCTGCGATTATACCGCGATGGGTTAATTGAACGATCAACAATGTTTAATCCATTTGTTTATTTCGGCCCGGAAACGAAAATTAAAAAAGATTCAGCAAAAATTAATCATTTTTTAGCAATCTTGAACGTTTACAAAAATGTTGATAAATTGGGCAACATGGACGCGTTTTTGGTTGAACCTAAATACATGAAAAAAGGCGGACCGGAACCGGATATATATTGTGAATACCGTAAAACCCGGTTTTTTATAGAGGTTCAAAGAACCGTTTATTCTGAAAAACAAATGGATGATAAATTGGGCCGTTATAAGGATTTATATGAATCCAGCATCATGAGGCAACCGTTTCCGCATATTCTGATATTATCGGATTATCATTATGGCATCGATGCCGACGATTATCCTTTTAAGATATTCCAGGCGGAAAATTTTAATAAATTTGTGGAAAGTTTGAAACCAAAAGAGGATTCAAACGTAATTAAAGCGAATGTAAAAGGTGTAAGAATTCAAGTTAAAAAAGGGGCGATTTAGTATGTTGTATATTTTAGCGTTTATTTTCCCGCCGTTGGCCGTTTTATTAGTAGGCAAACCATTCCAGGCGGTTATCAATTTAGTTCTCACTCTAATTTTTTGGTTTCCTGGTACGATTCACGCCATTCTCTTAATCAACGAAAAGAAAGCCGATAAGAGATCCAAAAAGGCAGCCGAAACGATTGCCAATAGTGTAAAAAGGGATTAAAATATTAATTACTTAAATGTTATATTCTAGTTTCTAACAGGTATCTAGGATATGTATTGAATTTAACCGTTACGGAAATAACGGTTAAGTGGTTTAAATTACCTTCATTTTACCGACACAAAGGGCCGTTCCTAATCGCGATAGGGGCGGTTTTTTGTTGTGTTTATTTTGTCGAAATTTCTTTATATATTTTTTGCATAAATTTACTAGACAAACATAAAATGATAGATTAATATTAAACTATCAAATCGAAAGGAGTTGAATAAATGAAATCAACCGAGAAACCGCAAATAAATATTCGTTTGGAGCCGGAAACATGGGAAGGTTTGCGAGATTTAGCCCATGAATTTAAAACAACTAAAACAGCAATTGTTGAAAGTGCATTAAAAGTTTTGATTGCAGATATTAAAAAGGGGCGATAATATGGCACGCGTTATAGCAAGTACATTGAACATGGAAAGAGCGGATTGGTTGCGGATCCGTAACAAATATATAGGCGGAAGCGATGCAGGAATTATTCTTAGTGTCAATAAATACAAAACCGCATTGGAATTATGGTTAGAAAAAACAGGCCAGGTTGAACCAAAAGAAATAAACAACGATGCCATTCATTTCGGCAATGTTTTGGAGGATGTTGTTGCACAGGAATTTGCAGCCAGGACAGGAAAGAAAGTTCGCCGCCGGAATCAAATGCTATTACACGATGAACATGATTTCATGATGGCAAATATCGATAGGGAAGTTGTAGGGGAAAAGGCATTATTGGAATGCAAAACCGCAAATCAATATTTGGTGGATGAATGGGAAGGGGATCAAATACCCGCGTCTTATTTGGCCCAGGTTAACCATTATATGGCCGTTACGGGTTACGAAAAAGCATATATTGCCTGTTTAATAGGCGGACAAAAATTTGTTTGGAAAGAAATTGAACGCGATAACGAATTGATTGAATTGATTATCCAGGCGGAAAAACATTTTTGGGAACATCATGTTTTAGGTGGAAATAGGCCCGCGTTAGACGGATCAAGTGCTGCCGAACAATATGTTAAACAAAAATGGGCATGGGCCGAAAAGGGAAAAGGCGTGGATTTATCATCAGAACATAAAGACAACATCGAAAAATACTTAGAAATCAAAAAGACCATAGATGTTTTTGAAACCGAGAAAAAACGTCTTGAAAATCTCCTAAAAGATGCCGTTGCCGATGCCGAAGCCGGAACCGTTGCAGATTATACGGTTAAT